GCGCGGTCGTCCTTGGGGCGATGGCTTCGGCGGCGGTAACGATGGTCAGTGCGCCTCAAAGCCGATGGATGGCGGTATCTTATACTGTTATCGGCGGTTTGTTGGGCGGCGCGCTCGCGCCTGTGTTGGTGCATATCGTACTTGGTACGGCGGCGGCGGGAATGCCGGCAGTGGCGGAACAAAAAACGCCATTGGCGCATGTCGCCGCTCCTGTCGTGGTCGGTCTGTGCTGGCAGTTGGTTTTGAAGGTGATGCGGGTACTTTGGCCATCATTTGAGAAACACGCAGACGAGATTGTCGATTGGATTTTGAGCGTTCGTCTGACGCGGAGGAAAAAGAAATGATGTTATTTTTGTCGGTTGCCCCTGCGGCCTTGGTCGCTTATATGATGATTTGCCGATTAAACGAACGAAAGCGCAGCATTTGGAATTTTGAAGGCTGGGCTTTTTTGTTTATTTTGGGCGGGTCGATTTGGACGTTTTATAAGGCATGTTCGGTCGGGATGTCGCCGACGATGGGCAAGCAATTCTTGGATATCGGTATTTTATTATATTTCGGTCAACGCACTTGGCGAAGCCGGAAATGGAAATTTTGGCATAGTAAACACACGGCCGTCTGAAATTTAGACGGCTTTTTTTTGGGTGTTTTATGAATATTGTTAAGGTTGATTTTGATTTGAAACGCGGCACTCATGAGCCGCTTTTATTTCGCCCTGTGGATGCGTCTGGAAAGATTTTAAAGCTTTCCGTCATTGAGTCGGCGGTTTTGAATATCCGACCGATTTATGGATTGCCGATGAGCTTTAATTTGGATGTTACAGATGATGGTCTGTCGGTGATTTTGAAACCATCTGATACCAAAATGCTTACATGGTCTGTTGCCGATTATGAGGTCAAGGTCAATGTACACGGGGTAATTAAAGTAATTTTTGAAGGCCGTCTGAAACTGGCGGCTGATTTAGGGGTTTGATATGACGATTAAACAAACGGGCGGCACGGTCGTTGGCGCGGTGGTGCAAAACCTGCCCATCGTGATTGACGGTCGCCAAAGCATCTACGAAGAGGGGCTGAAAAACGGCACTCTTCCCGAAGGAATGACCTACAAGCAGTTTTTGGACATGTTGTCGGTCGGGGTTAGCGACGAGGAAGTCAAAAAAATCGTTACGGCGACGGTATCTGCCGAACTGATACGGCTCGGCTTGGCAAATCAAGGCGGCAATCAGGCTGGCACGGGTAACAATGCGGCGGTGACGCCCACTCCTGCCCCAACGCAACCGGCAAACAACGGCACGGGTAACAATGCGGCGGTGACGCCCACTCCTGCCCCAACGCAACCGGCAACGGACAATGGTGGGGTTAGCGACGAGGCGTTGGCGGATATTTTGAAAGATTTAGGTGAAACAAATGGCTAAAGAATTAAATAACTTAGAAAAAGCGTTATCGGCAATTGCCAAGAATACGAAGGCGGCAAAGGATACGGCTGCGGAAGCCAAAAAACTGGCCGCCATCGAACCTACCGTAACCGAAGCAGGCGAATTGCAGTATGGCGGCAAACCCATCACTAAACTCATTACAACATCAAACATTACAAGAGAGGTAGGGATTGCTTTGGGTGGCTCTGATGTTGCCAATAGTCTGTACAAACAGCAAAGCAATTTTGAAGAATTGCAGGTCAAGGAAGCATCACGCATTGCGCTTGAACAGGGTGTTTACTACATCGAAGACGCGTTGCCTGAAGACCTGAAGGAGAAGGTTCGCACTCGTCATTACGAAAAAGAGAAAAACATCAATCAAGCAGAAGCGTTGAAAATCGTCCAACTCATTCAGGCGTGGTTGGATAAATTGCCGTCCAATGTTTGGATTTCCACGCGCGGTGGCGTATTCCCGCTGACTAAAAACGTGGGTTATGCCCCCGATTATTTCGGCGCGGACAACCGCATTAAAACGCGTGGTGTCGGTTATGGTTGGAAAGAAGTAGATGGAATTAGGAAAAGAATCCCTGATGAAGTCAGATTGACGCTTCACGGCTGCCAGCCTTGTTTGGCGTTTCGTAAATTCAAATTGAACACGATTGACTTTACGAAGGGTACTTTTATTGTCGAAGAGCATGGGCAGGATGCTTTCCACTTGTGTGATGGCTCATACGGTACTCGCATCATCCACGCAGGCAATATCACGACCCGCGCATATCTGAAATATGGCTATAAGTCAGGGGCAGACCTTGACAAAATGCTATGGCCTCCGATTGACGGATGGTCTAAAGAAAACCCGCATCTTGGTACAGGTATGGCGGAAAAAGGCGTGGCAGAAGCGGGCTTCAATACCACCACATATCCTATTGTGGACAATGCGTGTTATATGAATAACAGCTTGATTTGCGAGGGTATTAAGAATTTTGATAATTGGTTCTCAAAAGAACAAGTAATCCAGTACCTCCGAGATGAAGACGGCTCTCGTTACCTTTCAGCGGGCGGCTATTGGGATGAAAATGGCGTATCTCGATTCCCTCAAGACGATGGTACAACCGCTTTGACATGGGGTAAATGGCGCGGCGGTCAAATCGGTAGTCGTGGCTACGGATGGCGCATCTATGGCACAAATCGAACCCATATCGAGTATTTTGACGTTCGCGGCTTTAACGGCGGTGGTATTGTTTGCGGCTTGTATGGTGCGCCCGATGGCGAGCAAGTCGATGCGCGTGATTCTAAAGCTGCTTACGATGCGGGTATCGTAGCGGTAAACACCAAAATTACTGGTGGTTACTTTACCCACAACTATATTTGTGGTGTAGAGGCTATCCGTGCTAGTGGGTACGAGCTTTGCGGCATTTATTGCCCTGATTCGGTTGTTGGACACCCTGACGCACACCTTGAACACGTTCGCGGCATTGGTGGGACAACATCGTTAGCCCCTGGCTATCAGCAATGTACCAGCCGTTATTTGCCGTTGGATAACATCTTTATTCATGACAACGTTTTCGGTCTTGGTAAACGCAAAATCATGGATATTCATACTGGCAATAACGTTAAGCTCATCAATAACAGTGGACGCGCGATGTATTACGGCGTATCAACCGTTATCGAAGAGTTGTTTGCTAGTCAGTTGATTAACCCTAGAGACCCGCGCAACAGTAAGGATACCGCCGACCCGTATTCATTCCCGTACCAAGACAGCAATATCGAGGTTCGCGGCAATGTGATTGTTTCGGGCTTGTTTGGTATGCATCCAATTAACGGTGCATCGGGCGTTAAATTCCGAAAAGATGCTGGCAAATGGTGGCTTCGCTGCCATCAAGTTTGGGCTGACAATATCGTCTATGCGCCGCGTGGACTGATTTGCAACTTTGGGCATAACCATTTTGTAATTGATAACAACCAGTTCACTTTTGCCTTGCCTTTCGGTACTTTTTACGGTCTGAACCAAATTTCGGGCATTAAAGTAACTAATGGTGGTAGCGGTTATACATCTCCGCCAAAAGTTAAAATTACAGGCGGCGGCGATGGAGCCTATGACGCAATGGCACGAGCCAAAATTAAGGATGGCAAAGTAACTGATATTATTGTCGAGCGTGTTGGCAGCCGTTACATGGTTCCGCCTACCGTTACCATTGAGGGCGGCGGCTCAGGTGCTACGGCTGAAGCGTATGTTAATACCTTTACCTACGGTATGTTGGTAGGCGCGGAAACGAGACACGGTACAATGCTTGGTAGCGTGATTACCCGAAATTATGTGCAAAACTCGCCTGAAGGTAACTTTGCACGTCAAATTACGGTTGGCAATCTTCGCGGGGCTACTATCGCTTGCAACTATGCAGACGTTACGCCATATTCGAGCGTCGAAAAGGCTAAGAAACCTTTCGGCGACCCGTATGTTAGCAATAGCATGAAATACCGCGACGGCATTGGTTCATTCGGCTTTTACGGCGGGGCATTGGACAAGTGCGAAGTATTCGGGAACTATGAATACGACCAACTGACAGACAGACTGGATGTATGGACTGGCAGCAGTTTGCGCGGCGATAGAGTTGTTAGTGTGCATAGCAATTATGCGCCTACGACTCAACAGGACTTCTTGGATGCTATCAAACAAAAATCGTTTGAGATGCAGCTTGAAGCCCTTAAAAAAGAGATGGCTGCAATGAAGGCGGCTGGTACGGTTACTCCAAGCCCTACGAATCCGCCTCAGTCTGACAGTGGCTCACAAGGCAATCAGCCAGCAAATAGCGGGACTAGTCAAGGCGGTGCAAGTGCTGCACAACCGACAACACCAGCTCCAGCTACACCAGCCGCCCCAGCTCCAGCCGCCAAGCCCGAAACGTCCATCAAATTTACGTTTGACGGCGTAGAAGCAACGGCTACTGAGGCTGTCGGCAGCAACGGAACATCAAAACTTAAAACCTTAAACAACTCCATTCAATCGGGCGAGCCTGATGAGTGGGCAGGTGCATTCGGCGAAGTGGATGGGCATAAGGTCATGTTCGCTTCTGCACGGGGCGAGAACAAGGGTAATCGCTATATCGAGTCTGAGGGCATTGGTTCAGACGGCTCTTCTGATAGCGCAATCATTGTTCCGTTCAAGGCAACATCGGCAGACCTTAAGTCTGGTGCATTTGGCGCACTTGTTCTTAACGGACGAAATATCGTTAATACTGGTCTTGTAATGACAAATGGTACTGATGGATTTACCTTGAGAGTTGTTGACGGTACGACAGTTGATGGCAAACCGATTGTTGCAAATAAATCCTATGAGTTTAATAAGTGGCACGTTGCCGTTATCCCAGTTTTGGCAGGCTCTGAACGAGCATTTGACAAGATTCGGTTTGGCATGAATCACGCAGGAAACGCAGGTCGAAGCATTACAATCGGCGCGGGATTTGAAATCCTGCAAGGCGACATCAGTAAGGCAGCCGAAAAAGCCGCTACGCTGATGACGGAGTACGGTATCGCTACATCTTAATTTTTAAACCTGACAAGGTCGTCTGAATTTCAGACGGCCTTTTTTATTTGGAGGACGAAAAATGCAAGAATTGGAATGGATTAAAGAAGCACGCAAACACATTGGATTGAAAGAGATTGTCGGCCCGAAAGCGCATAACCCGACAATCGTACAATGGCTGAAAGAAATGGGGACGTTCCCCGTTGCGGCGAAATCTTGGTACTTTGAAGACGAGACGCCGTGGTGCGGTTTGTTTGTTGGTCATTGCCTGGGCAAGAGTGGCCGCGCGGTCATCAAGGATTGGTATCGTGCGAAAGCGTGGGCAAGTGCCGGGCTGACTAAGCTGGCAAAACCTGCCTATGGTTGTATCGCAGTCAAGTCCCGACAAGGCGGCGGCCATGTGTTTTTCGTGGTTGGTAAAAACGCCAAAGGTCAGATTTTGGGCTTAGGTGGCAATCAGGGCAATACCGTGTCTATTGTGCCATTCAACCCAGCCGATATTGACGGTTACTATTGGCCGTCTAAATTGGTTGATGGTAAGCCGGTGCCGTCTAGTCCGTCGCCCGAGCGATACAATCTGACAAATGCTGTTGCTACGGCGAGCCAAGGGGTAAGCGAGGCGTAGCGATGACTCCCGTTGATTTTGCAAATCGGAAAATCGCGGAATGGCAAACCAAAAGCCGAGAGGCGAGCGAAAACGCAGACCTAGCGGCTTTTGAGTTTGCTGAACGTGAGATTAAAACCTATAAGGATATGCTTGAATTATGGCTCAAACGTTGCTCAAAAATTGGAAATTGATTGCGGCTTTAGTCGTGATCGCAATCTGCATCGGCGCATGGCAAGCCGACCGCAAAGCGGAATATCGGCGCGGGCGCGATGAAATGGCTGCTGAAATTTCAGGTCGTCTGAAAGACGCCGCAATCAAAAAAGCTGAAGAAGACCGCGAATCGTCTGCCGTGTATCAAGCGGGGAAAGCGGTGCGTGAGGAAAAAGAAAGGGTGCGCTATGTGCAAGTGCAGAAGATTGTTGAAAAGCCTGTCTTTCGGAATACCTGTCTTGATTCTGATGGGCTGTCAGTCATCAATGCCGCCATTACCGACGACGATTAAACCGCCCGCCGATTTGGTGCAACCATGCCCCAAACTGCCGAAACTTGAGGGCGGAACAGGGGCGGAGATACTGCCGTGGTCGTTACAGGTCGTCCATCTGTATAATGACTGCAAGGCGCGGCATAAGGCGTTGTCTGATACTCTTCGGTAAAATAAAGGCCGTCTGAGGTCAGACGGCCTTTTATATAAATTTTTCCAAAAAGGCAATATACTCTTTTTGCGAATCAATAAGCCTGTCTGCTGCTTTATGAATTTTAATATTTGTGTCTTCGTTTAATTTATATTTTAAATCTTCAATTATTTTCTTTTGATGTGATATGATTATTTCTTGTACTCTTATAGTATCTTTTAGGTTCTTAATGGTTATTTCATTGTAGAGTTCTTCGTATTTTTTCATTTTTTTTTGCTCGCCCAATCATAAGATTCGTTATTGTCTGTTTCTTCGTGCGCGTTCCCATGCTTCGCCGGCTTCTTTGGCAATTCGGGGCGCGGATTTGATTTGCTCCAATGTTAGGTTTTAGGGCTGAGCAACTAGCCGCCCGTCAAGCACGCCGAGTACGCTGCATCCGTGTACTTGCATTACCGCTATTTTAGCGGTAATGCAAGACGTTTCCAAAACTTTTTTGCTATATGTATGTACATAATTGATTTTAAATAAATTAAATTCAAATCGAATCTATAAGAGCGTCCTGCATTGTGGCATTTATCGTATTTTTGGAGCGCGGTTTATGATGTCTTATTGCGCCATATTGACACCATGAATTTATATAAATTCATAACAATTTGATTATTAAATTTTTATTTTAAATGTTGCTATAATCGAGCATGGGGGCAACGGAAAGGCGGCGTGGCGGGAGGTTGGTTTGAGACATTATGTAATGTGTAAACAGTGTTTCAGACGACCTTTATTCTTGAAAGTCGTCTGAAAAGGAAACGGATTAAACGGATAGCGGGACGGCGGAAAACCGATGCGTCAGATTGGCTTTATAGCAAAGCTTAAGGTTGCTTTTGCTTTTCTCCGACGATTTGTTCAAATGTGCGGATTAAGCTTGAAGCGATAACCTCCTCGCTAAACTCCGCCAAACAATCTCGACGCAGTTTTTCATGATCGAAGCGTTCGCGATTTTCATACATTTCAATCAATGCACCGGTAAGCGCGGGGATATTTTCGGTCGGCACCAAAATACCGTTCTCGGGCGTAACGATGGATTGCGGACCGCCGCACATGGTGGCGATGACGGGCAAGCCCTGAGACAACGCTTCAATAAACACGACCCCGAAGGTTTCCGTGCGGCTGGCAAGGACGAAAGCGTCGCTTTGGCGCATCAAATCTAATACTTCGTCCGTAGTGAGCGCGCCGAGGAAGCTGACGGCATGCGTAATGCCCAACTCTTGTGCCAAACGGCGCAAATTGGCGGCTTCCACGCCGTCCCCGCCGATTTTCAATTTGAGGAAAGGATATTTTTCCAACGCTTTCGCAAAGGCCGGCAGCAGGAGGTCATGCCCTTTCAGATGGCGCAGATGCGAAACGGTACAGAAGGTGTAGTCTTGGTTTCCTTTATCGGGAAACGTGAAATCCCGTGCGAAATTGTCGCCCAGCACGTTGGGCAGGTATTCCCATTCCAAACCGTATTTTTCCTTCAGCAGGCGGCTGAAATCGCGGCTGACGGCAAAACGCGCGGCACTATGTTCGGCAGCGAGGCGCATGATCGGCCATTGGTGAGGCCGTATGAGATTGCGGGTAATGGTGCTGCTGTGTTCGGTAATGACGTAGGGAATACCGTAAGTCTTATAGATTTCGTAGGCAAGGATACCCGCGTAGTTCATGGAATGTGCATGAACAATATCGGGGCGGCCGTTTTCACGCACATACCGCGCAAATGCCTTCATCCCCGCGCGCACCCAGCGGATGCGGTCCAAATCAATAACAGGAAAACGGGGGAAAAAATACATACTGTCGTAAGCGTAGGTATTCAACCCGCCCTGATTGTGTTTCCGGATGCCGTACGGACCGGTAAAAATAGATTTGGTATGGACGCGCAAATAGCGGAACATCGGCGCAATCACCCCGACTTTCAAACCCTTTCGCTGCAAGGCTTGTGCTTGAAGACGGAAAAAGATTCCGTCCACATCGGTTTCAGTTTTGGGATACCAAGAAGGAATAACGGCAACGTGCATGAAAAAACTTTCGTAATAATCAATCTGAGGTCGTCTGAAAAAACATTCGCCGTTTTCAGACGACCTTTTTAATAACCGGGTAAAACCTACTCCCCCGCCACGGTCATGCTCTCGATCAGCACCGAACCGATTTTATTGGAAGAGCGGCGCAGTGCGTCGTTGGCAGTACCGACGATGCCGAGGTACATATCCTGCAAGCGGCCGGCGATGGTGATTTCTTGGACGGGGTGGCTGATGACGCCGTTTTCCACCCAAAAACCCGCCGCGCCGCGCGAGTAGTCGCCCGTGATGGTGTTCACACCCTGACCCATCAGTTCGGTAACCAACAATCCCGTGCCCATTTCTTTCAGCAGGTCGGACTGCGTTTCGTGCGTATGGTTCAAATAAAGGTTGTGCGCGCCGCCGGCGTTGCCCGTGGTCTGCATACCGAGTTTTCTTGCGCTGTAACTGCTGAGGAAATAGCCTTCGACAATGCCGTCGCGGATGACGAAACGCGGCTGCGTGGCGACGCCTTCGGAGTCGAAATAGGTGCTGCCGAAGGCGCGG